CATCTGCCGCTTCCGCCCAGGTTAACCCTGTTCGGCGGGACTTTTCGGCAATTTTTAAAGGGCTATCATCAGCAACCCAGCGCTTTTGATAGCCCAATAACAATTCTTTCGGATCAAACGGGATAAACTCCGGTAATTTCATCATGCAATCCCCAAAATTTTCGCTTTCAGGTGGTCAACGGTTTCCTGCGATAACCCCGCCTGCACAATCACTTTTTCCGCCGTATCTGCGGCAAGTTGCGCCACTTCTTTGCGGATTTTGCGCTCGCGCTCCTCGCTGATGGCCTGTGCTTGTTCGATACGGTTTGCAATCAACGCAAGTTGATTAATCACTTTTGGATCAACATCCTCTTCTTGGCCTACCGCCATGGCCTTGTCAAAAGCAATGGTTTTTACCGCTTCCATCAAGAGTTTACCCACATCAGACTGTGGCGCTTCACCAAATTGTTTTGCCCACAGCTCTGCCATCTCGCGGCTTTCACGGATTTTGGCACCCATCTTTTCCATTTTGCTCGCATAGCGGTTAAGCCCTGTTTTGCTCAAAAGTGCGGTCTCAGGCAGACCACAATCACGGATAAGGTCGTTAATCTCCTCCAGGATTTCCGCTTGCGAGAACATTTTGTCACGCAACATCATGGCAAGTCGGGTTTTGATGTCCGGTGGTAATAAGTCAACTTTGGATGCACGCCCACGGGTGGTTTTATCACTCATTTAAAGCCCCTTTAAAGTTAGTTTAAAGGTGCGGTGATGGGCGTTTTACACCCTCAACCACAACACGCCCTTGCGCCACATCCAACCCTCTTTGGGTGATGACAAGGACAAAAAACTCACCTTTGCCGGTGTCAATGCGTTTGATTTTGACTAAGCCTTGCTCCTCAAGCCAAATGGCATGATTGCGCACCAAATCACGGCTGATATTGTGCCCGTAGGCGGTTAATACATCTTGCAAAATGGACTCGTTCGCATCATAGCCGTCCTCGGCAAGCGTGCGGAGCATCACAAGGCGTTGGTCTTTGGTAAAAATATCGTGCATGGTTATTCCTTGCGGTTTAAAACTTTATCTTCTAACAATAAACCGGTTTGGCGACTGATGGCGTTTAGTGTGGCATTTGTCGCCTTGGTTTCGCCCTCGATTTTAGTCATCAGCTTTTCAAGTGATGCAAAATCTTTTGCAGTTGGCAACGCGTCCACTTTTAACTCCATTTTCGTCAACCGCTCATCATTTTTTTCAATACCGTCCTGGAGTGCATGGATATCCGCTTTTTTAGCGTATTTGCTGTCCATTTTGAGCCAAAACAATGTACCGATAACACCAAACAGTGTGGCGATAATGCTCCAGTTTTTTTGGATAAATGAGATAATTTCCATCATTTTTGTGATTCTTCGAGTTCCTGCTGGCAAGTCACACAACGCACACAGTGTGGCATGGCTTTAATGCGTGATGGGTGGATAAGCACCCCACAATCCACGCAATAACGAGCCGTGTTCATGGCGTCGGCAAATTGTTTGGCAGCAAGCTGTTGCTTGCGCCAGTTATCCCACATCCGCTCTTCTCGTTGCTGTGTGGTATCAACAATGTCATTCATTAGGTTGTGATTCCTTTTCGCAAATGGCGCGATAGGTTTTGTTATGGGCTAACACTTGGCGCAATGTGCCTAGTGTGTCCTTTTCGGAGGCTTTGATAATGGCAAAGCCGGCGCAACTGTTATTCGGCGCGTAAGTCGTCGTTTTGGCGCAACTCACTAATAACAGTATCACGATCAAGACTATGAGTTGTTTCATCATTTTTTTGCTTAACCTTGTAATTTTTAACTTGTTGCTCAACCACCGCTTTCTCGGTTTTGAGTTGGTGATTTTGGGTTGTTAATTCCGCGTTGGCGATGGCGAGGTTTTTGGCTCGCACTTTGATTTTGCGGATTTGCCAATATACACAGGCAATAATCGCCAATACCAGGGCACCTAAAGCACCCAATAAGGTCAGATTGGTCATGCGTCATCTCTTGATTTATTGCGGTTTAACGCATTGGCAAAGCCTTTTGTGGCCGCACCACCGGCGCAAAACACCGCAAAATACATAAACATCTCCGGCACATAAGGACGGTCTAGCCACACGCAAAAGCAGAGGATAGCCGCCATTAAAATTGCGCCGAAAAACTGGATAAAGGCGGTCGTGGATAAACGCCCGTCCGCATTGGTGTAAAGTTCTGAAAACATCATTTACCCCTTATACAAATGGTCAACGTTAATGACTTGCTCACTATCAAGCCATGTCCAAACATCAAAACAAGGGCAGTCTTTAATCCACTCATTAGGGGTGATCGTGCCATCCCCGTTTAAGTCATCGCTTAAATCACGATGTCCACAAATGCGAGCGCTGGGATGTTGGCTTTCGAGTTTGCGTAAAAGGCTGTGTAATGTCGTCCACTGCGCCTCAGTGTATTCGCCGTGGTTTTTGCCTGCTTTGGTGATACCGCCGACCAAACAAATGCCGACAGAATGTTGATTGTGACCTTTGACGTGTGCACCCACCTCACCAACTTGGCGTCCGGTCTCCACTGAGCCATCGACATCAATCACAAAGTGGTAGCCGATATGTTGTAAGTGCGGGTTAAATTGTTTGCATTTTACCGTGTCACGTTTAAACCCACGTTTAGCGTGCCAGTCGTCAATGCGTTGTGCCGCAGTCTGTGTAGCGGTACGTAAAGGTTTGCCATTTTGCGTGGCAGAACAATGGATCACAATTTTGTGGATGGGTAAAGACATAAAAAAACTCCCTTTAAAACGTTAAAGGGAGTTTAAACAAAGTAAGGAGCTATTCGGGTTTATTGGCTATCACTAAATTTGGTAGGGTAATTCAGGTTGATAGCGTTTTTTGATGAGGTTACGTTGTTTGCGGATGATAGCGTAAGTATGTGGCTCAGACAAGCCGTAACGCTCACTTAATGCCCGCACGTTACTGCCGTTAAAATCATTATAAATAGCGTAGTCGCGTAGTGCTTCTTTTAGTCTGTCTGCTCGCGGCAGGTAGATAGCACGACCGCCGAGATAGTGCGATATGACAAGGATTATTTTTTCAATGGTTTTGTCATCATAAGATTTCCCTTGTCGGCTAAATTCCGATTTAATCAACTGCACCAATTTAACTAACACACTTTCCCAAGACTTGGATAATTCGGTGTCCGGAATGTGATCTAACTTGTCAAATAACTGCCCGACCATCTCATGATCATCAGCAAATAAATCGTGTTGTTCATCTGTCATGCTTGTACTCTCCGTTGCCATCTTTTTAAAATCTCAAGCAGTTTTGTTGCTTCCGCATCGTCCAAACTTTGCACATTGAGCTTAATTATATTATTCGGGCGTCTGTGATTTGGATTAAATAACGTATTGTGCATAAACCGATTCAATGCGCGCTCCGAGCCGTCTTTAACAATGCCTGCTTTGTGCATTTGGATCCAAATTGCACGGATTTTGTGCGTAATTCGGGACTTCACCACCGCACGCTCCGTTACCGGGGAGCGACCTTTTCGGGCTTGTGGTTTAAAGCCCTTATCTTTCATGGCCTCGTACACTTTTAAAAGCTCCCCAGCCGTCATTTGGGTCGTGCTTGTTTTGCCGGTTAAGTTATTCAACAAAACACGATAACTTAACTCATCCATATTTAACTTGCTTTTTGCAATATGGATGAGTTGGATAAGTTTAGGTTTAGTTAATTTAACATCTAGCATCATTTTTCCACTTCAACCAAATTGCATATTCAGGCATATGTTTCACAAGATCAAGCTGCCCAATGGCTGCATAGCGCTCGATATATTGTATCGCATCTATCCGCTTGTCTTCCGCTAATTTTTCCGCACTTTCCACCGCACTTTTACCTTGCTCGTTGCGCACCACGGCAAATAACGGTTTCGCCCCCTCATACACTTTTTTGAGGTAGTTATGAGTGGTTAGCGCGACCACATTTCGGGTTTCGCGGCGGTTTTTCATGACGCCATTGGTGGTTTCGGTGAGCGCATGAGACAACAATGGACTCGGCTGATACATATCCAACACCTCACGCATTAATTTAAGCGCACGGGCGTTAGATAACGCCGCTTTTTCGGGTCTAAATAGGGCAATATAACTCACCAACGCACGGGCATTGTCGCCGCGTAAATTCGTAATAATCCCCAACATCTCACGCCCCGCATCATCTTCCAACAGCGCATCCAAGTGGATATCGCTATGACAAACCGGGCAACGGCATAATTTCACTTTAAAACTCCTTTAAACTAGGTTTAAAACACATTATTCAGCCCACTTTATCTAACTCATTCCCCTCTTTTGTAAAGAGGGGTTAGGGGAGATTTAATGGACTGTAAATATGTTCTAATCTTGAGGTAAATCTAATTCGGGTCTCCAATACAAAATCTCATCAAATGAGACATTTACACCATAACCAATGTTTTGGTCATAACGTTCAAGCTCCCAATATTTTCGATTGCCATCAAACTTTAATGCGGCGAAATAACATGACATATCATCATCTAACACTAATACTCTTTCTGCACGTTCAGGCAACCGCTCCGAACACTTAATCCAACCGTAGCTGTCTGCACCTTGCGATACACCGATTTCAGCCATCGCATTATCTATAGCCTCGCGGACTGTCTCGGCTTTTTTATAACGATATTCCAGGCCGTCAGTGTCGGCATCAATAACGGTAAAATAATCACCACCAATAACACATAATTTTGTGTCTTGGATAAAATCCAATCTGCTTTTGTCTTTACTCATCATCGGTCTCCAAAATTGCTTTGCGTTTTGCTTTAATAATCGGCGTAACCACCCGTTTAATCGCCAGTTGCAATTCGCCGATAAAGGCCTCATCCTCCATATTGTTAAATGCAATACCCATCAAATTCGAATCAACTGCGTTAAATAATTTGCGATAGCCATCGACCTCATCAAACAGCCCACCTTCCCAATCTAGCCGCACAATATTGCCACCTAAAACTTGTGTGCTTTTTGATATTTCGAGTTGGTCACGTTGGTAGTCATCCATTTGGACTTCGATTGTCATGCGGACTTTTTGGGTTATTTCATTGCTCATTTTCTACTTCCCCTGCAATGCTAAAAATTCACTCTGTTTGATTTCCGTTAAACATTCCGGGATTGCCGGAAAGTCATCCCCACCAAAGCCTTCTGATTTAACTGGTATCTCCGCAATAAAGTGATCGTTTGCTACACCACACACTGCGATATATGCCATGGTGCTCGCAAGTACCCAACAATTAAGCGCTAACTCGCGTATCATAAAATCATTAAAATTTGGGTATTTCACGAGTATTTGTCTAATGGCTTGGATTTTGGCGTTAAACGCCTTGCCGGCTTTGGTGCGATTGTTGCCGGTAATATTCACTTTCTCACCGGCAAGCATTTCAAATTTATAGGTTTTATCCTCTTTGATTTTTTCAAATTCGGGATTGTTTGCATGACACACAATGCCGGAGATGCCATTTTCACTACCGCGCCAAAACTCATAAAACGGGATAGTGTCAAAAATAGTTTCTAATTCTTTATCTCGTTGTTCTCGGTCTTTTCGCCATTGCTGTTCGAGTGATTTAACTGGCTCAACATTTAATGCACATTTAAAATATCTAAATTCAGGTTTCATATTTGCTCCTTTAATAAGTGGGATATTGGCTTCTTAAAATTCGATAACAATTGGTTTTTAACTCAA